TAAAGTTTCTTGAAAAGGGAAGTTGAGTTAGCTTGTTCGCTCTCATCAAACTAACGATAAACAAAATAATTTTATCGATATTAGTGTCAGTTTCTTCATAATTTTCATTAAGAGCATTAAATACTTTGAGCTTCTTTATAAATTCTTCAGGATTTTTTAATATAGGGACAATTATATCAGTCTCCTTGTTACTGTTTATAACACGATGCAATTTACTGTAACACGTCTTTTTATCGGGATTTTTTAATTTTTTTAGAAGTTTAGAATCCATTATTACAATTACTTTATATTATATTTTTATATGATTTTTACTTATTTTTAGGTGCGAGGCAAAGTCGTACAATTCCAAGAGAACCGACCCTAAACCCGAGGATGATTGGGTAATTATTTTTCAGATAGATATTGATCGTTGGTGAAAGCGAAGAACATTTGGAAAACAAAGACAAATATTTCAGATTGAAAATTCCTTGAATAATTTTATCATTGTCTTCAATAGATTCATCAATAGTAAACTGGAATCCATTCGAACTCGAAGAACCAATGATTGTTTTCTGGTCTGCGAAGTTACCACGTGCTGTTAGAATCAAAGTATTATCAACCGTTTTAATTTCGATCTCATCGGATATATTCAACATATCACGACAAGTTTTCTGGAAATCTGTTGATTTCATAGAAATAATATTTTTAAATTGAGCAGGTGGAATTTTTAATAACGAAGTATCAAGATCCATCAAATTTAGCTTGAAAGTTGTTGCGGAATTTTTAACAGGATTTTCAATTTTAATTCCGAGATGGTTTAGATCGTCTTTTAGGACAAACAAAGTTAATACGTCTTTTGTCGAAATAATTTTGATTAATTTGAATAAATTGATCATATTAATTCCAAGAATTTGAGTCGATTCACAATAATACTGTTCGAAATTTGTGTTTTCAAGAGAAAGATGAACCAGTGCAGAATGGGTTGGGTCCATAGAAAGAACTTTTAGATTTTCTTTTGAAATCTCAAAGGTTGTGTCAGGCAAAATCTCTTTAATTGACTCAATGAGGTTTTTGAAAATGCTTGCCTGAACTGTGACGGCATAGAAACTGTAATTATCGTGATCGATCGTAAAATCTTGATTCATCATAAAACTTTTTAAAATCTTAAAATTGTAATGCGTCTTGTTTTTATATGAAAAAAAATATATTGTTATATTAGAATAGTTTGATGCTAAAATCACGAAGAATTCCAAAAAAAAATCGAAAGTGTAAAACAAAAAAACAAAAGAAAACTTCAAAATTTTTCAAAGTCAATGAATGGTTGTCTGATGAAGATATCTATAAAGCTTTAAAACAGAATGAACAATGCAATGAAGGTTTGCGTGTGTTTTTTCCGCAAACAATCGATTTTGATAAAGAGAATTTATTAGGAAAATGTGAGTTTGCGGGCCTTTGTAATTTCTCATTTAAAAAACTTAAAAAAAGCTATACAAAAATTGTAGCAGTTCTAAATACTGATACTTATGAGGGTGAGGGGATTCATTGGATTAGCCTTTATATGGATTTGAAAAAAAATAAAATATATTTCTTTGATTCATGCGGAAATGGTCTCCCAGATGAATTGCGTAAATACCTCTCAAAACTCAAGAAACAGGCATCAAAACTTGACATCAATTTAAAAATTTACGTTAATAAGATGAAACATCAATATGGTGCTAATGAATGTGGTATGTATTCTATTAATTTTCATGACAACATGATTAAAAACACGAATTACTTCAGTTATTTACAAAAAAATCGTGTGACTGATTTAGAAATGTCTAATTTGAGAAACAAATATTTCAATTAATAATACCGCAATTTTTAATGATCGTGTCTTGGATAGGTCTATCAGACATATCAGTTGCCTGATTACCGATTTTATGAATGAAAGACATACCCTGCACAATTCTACCAAACACAACGTGCTTTCCATTTAAATGTGGTTGTGGTGACAATGTGATAAAAAATTGGGAATTGTTTGTATTAGAACCACTATTAGCCATCGATACATATCCTTCGTTTGTATGTTTAATTAAGAAATTTTCATCTTCAAAAGTTTCCCCATAAATTGATTTACCAGAGCTTCCATCAAAATTTATGAAATCTCCAGATTGCACCATAAAATTTGCTATTACACGATGAAAAGGACATCCAACATATTTACCCTCTTTACATAACTGATAAAAATTGCGTGCGGTTTTTGGGACTATGTCATCAAATAACTCGATTATAACACGCTGATTCTCTTTTCCAACAGCAGTGTCTTGTATCTCGAGATCCAAATAAACGTTCTTTCGTTCACCTGATAAATTTATTTTGGGTTTATTTATAATATTCGCACAGTCTCTATTATTTTTAGTATCGCTTTTAATATCAATAGAACTAAGTGTGAACGCAAACATCACCGCAATTATAAGGAGAAACATTATTGTTTTTGATTTGCGTTCTATTTTAGACATTATTATTAATTATAGCATATATTAATTTTGATTGTTATTTCAAAAGTTCTTCAAAAAAAAGTAAAAAATGTTTGAAAATGACCCCCTAAATCTTATAATATATTACATCTACCTCTGCTAAACACGGAGGTTTTCGAAAAGCAATACTTTGAGATAACAACACTGTTGAAAATGTTCTTTTTCAAAAAGAACAAAAAGGTAGACAATCTCCAGAAAGAGATTCAAGATTTACAGAATAAGTCTGTTTCATATCAATATATGTATAATCAGTCGATGGAAGATATGTTATCTATTCTTAAGGCAACTCAAGGAGGCACTGTTAATATTGATTTAGTTAATAAATTGGTCCCCTTGTACGCCAATGGAGTAAAAATGTCTCAAATATTTGAAGTAGCCTCTGCCTCCAAAGGTGGAATTGGCTGCGCGGACCGCTGCCGAGCGGAACAACAGAGTCGCATGCGTGCGAACGAGGAGCGTTTCCGTGGTCTTCCATCAATGAAAGACTGAATAGGAGTTTCGTCCTAAAACCTCAACAAGGAGGATTCACAAAGAAAAAATAAAAAACCTAAAAAAAAAGAAAAAAGGTTTTTTTCAAAAAAAAGTAAAAAATGTTTGAAAATGACCCCCAAACTGTATAGTATATTACAGCTACCTCTGCTAAACACGGAGGTTTTCGAAAAGCAATACTTTGAGATAACAACACTGTTGAAAATGTTCTTTTTGAAAAAGAACAAAAAGGTAGTCAAGCTCCAGAAAGAGATTCAAGATTTGCAGAATAAGTCAGATAAATATCATGCTATGTATAATCACACGATGGAAGATATCTTAGCTATTCTTAAGGCAATTCAAGGAGGCACTGTTAATATTGATTTAGTCAATAAATTGGTCCACGTGTACGCCAATGAAGTAACAAAAGCTCAAGCAAGTGAAGCAGCCAATGCCTCCACAGGCTACGGCTGCGCGGAACTCTGCCGCGTGGCCCAGAAGAGTCGCATGCGTGCGAACGAGGAGCGCTTCCGTGGTCTTCCATCAATGAAAGACTGAATAGGAGTTTCGTACTAAAACCTCAACAAGGAGGATTCACAAAGAAAAAATGAAAAACCTAAAAAAAAGAAAAAAAAGAAAAAAGGTTTTTTTTCAAAAAAAAGTAAAAAATGTTTGAAAATGACCCCCCAAACCGTATATATAGATTGTCGCACATTTGTGAGACCGCTGTCCATTGCGAAAAATGATGAGAGATGCCTGAAAAAATGAATTCTCGAAGATGTGTCGGCATTTAAAAAGCGAAAGAGACAATTTATTGTCGGCCTGAATTATGGGATTTAGGTTTTTTTTGTTTTTTTCAATGAAATTCTCTTGAATTCTTCAATAGAAGTCCGATCATATCATTACTATTATTTGAATTAATCTTCAGAACAACTTGTAATGATCTTCCCCACAGTTTAATAGCGTTATTCACAGTAAACTTGAGATGATACGAGATCTTAGTAAATTTCATATTATGCTCATATGTATCACGTGTGATTTTAATCCAATTTACATCTTGTTCTTTTAAAATACTGTATTCGTCTTCTTTTGAAATCCAGTGATATTCAAGGAAAGTTCTGAAAGGTTTGAAATTGGCAGCTTCATAAAGGTAATATTTATTTTCTTTCTTTGTCAATAAAAATATTTTACATGAAGAAACTTTATGATTAACAACGAATGACACAAAATCACCTAAATCTTTCAAGTTTTCATAAAAATTCAAATAATCGTTAATAGAATGCTTAGACTTTACTGTCACATGAAAGTCTATTTCATTTTCATCTTCATGTGTTTTTTGGGTTTCAACGTAAAAATCTTTCTTTCCTTTCAAAATGAAGTCATCCACCGTTTTAATGCGGTTTAAATTTCGTTCAATTGCTTTTGTATTATTTATATTCTTGTTTAATATGTTATTGAACAATTTCTGATATTCAAAAGTCATATCCAAGGTAGAATTCAAATATTCATTAACACCCTTATAAAGAATAAGATGTTTATATTTAAGTTCTGTTACCAATTGATGTGTAGTTTTTTTAAGTAGTTCATTATGAGGGACAAGATAATCAATTACCTCACCATACAAATCTACGGGTAATGAACCCAATGTTTTGGAACATTCTGGGCGAATAGAGCACAGAGCAAGTGTTGTCGCAATATTCTTTACTTTTGTTGTAAAATTTTTATGTGAAACGACATTCCAGTTTTCTGGATTTTTATCTAATTTTTCACGAAACATAGGAAGATATTTGTAAATTCCCTTAAATATCGCACGATATAATATAACAATTTTCTGGCGTGGGTGGTTGTTATTCCTGTTATCAAAACGACGAGAAAAGGAAGACCAAGTATAACGCCACTGTGAGGAATTCCAATTTGTATATCTACGTAATGTTTCTTCAACCCGTTCTCTCATTACAGGAATATTATTGGATCTTTCGGCATAAAACACATACCAATTCATATTTGTCAATAATTCGCTAAAAAAAGTCATCGCATAATTTTTCAAATAATGGTCAAGTTTATCAAAACCTTCAATCAAATTATGTAAATTATAATCGTCTGAAACAGTGCTATTATATGTCTCCATCCAATTAAGTGCCTGTTGAATTGAAAAGTCAAGTTTGAAATGTCTAAAAGCAGTGCTTGTGATTGTAGTATCGGTAAGGCGAGTATTGGACAATACACCTGTATTCTTATCTCCTTTTGAAATCGCCCCTAAATTTTCGAGTTTCTTTTGAATCGAATTAATAAAGCGAGCCTCACTTGGAAGATTGGTTTTGAGAATTGTATAATGAGGCACAACATTATTGTTCGCTCTATACGCTCTCCCAAATTGCTGAGTAAGAACATCACCACTTCTTGGAAGTTCTAGTATAATATGATGACGCTTACGATTACCATTAAGACTGATACCGGCCGAACCGGCCTTTGTAATAATCGCAATTTTTTTAATGTCTTTTTGAAAATTATCAATGTCTTTTTTAACGGTAATGTTCTTATGTTTAACTATAGCTCCATCTTCAAGAGAGTAGTGATGTTTTCGACCTGAAATCTCTGCAACATTTTCATATCCAAAATATTTAATAATGTAGTCAATTGGATTAATATCGAACTGTAATCCACTTACGTCCACATTATTTCTTTTTAAAATTTCTTCGCAAACAGACAAGTATCCTTTCTTAATTGAGGCTTCTCCTGTGAAATTAACTCCAACAATAACACTTTCACCAATCCGCAATGATTCCTCAATTAAACGAATCAGTGTAGGAATTTTGAAAGATGTAATAAAGTTGTTAAAAAAATTTAAAAAATTGATTCCATCAAAATTACGTTCTTGTTTTACTCTTTCGACAACCTTATCATGGAAATCAATTTGTTCTTGATTTAGAATAGTCTCATCAACATCAATATGAACGTGATCGAAACCTAAGTTTCTTGAACATAGTTTGCTATTATATTTAAGCTGTAAAGCAATAAATATAACAGATTGCGTGCCATACCTTTCCAAATTTTTACAAAATGTTTTATGGTCTGAATCAGCCCAAAGTCCTAACTTGGTCATATAGTGGATTTCACGAACTTTAGATGCTGCGGTTGCGGTAGAATACACAACACGAAGTTGGTTTTTTTCTTGTAGTTTCAAAGCTGCTTGAGACATTTTTGAAGATGCTGTCTTTAGATGGTGTGCTTCATCAAAAACAATAAGAGAATTAGGAGTATTAATCCAATTTTTAAGATCTTCGTAAATTTTCTCTAAATTATTGTATGTTGTTAAGAATATACCATTTGA